CATTATAAGCCTTGTATTAACTGCGATCCTCAATAGGATTGTTTAAAACTTTAAAGCAAATATGAGACTTTAATCTAAGGATTTCTGGACTATCATCCAGCTCCAAAGAATATAGCATTTCTCCAGTTTCGTTTTGGCTAACCATCATAGTCCCGTCGTACTTTAAATCAGATTTTACGTACGATCGAGACGAAATTAAAAGAAAAACTCCAAGCGCAACCGTAATTAAAAGGCCTAAAACCACGACAAAAATTGACCATGATAGATCAAACGCTGTTGACACGCCCAAATATAAAGCCGCCGCTCCAGGTAAAACAACCATAACAAGCGCTTTTAGAAAATCATAGAAACTATTTGAAATTAAAATTAAAGGTTGACTTTTCTTTTTAAAACGCAAAGGCTCAGTCACTTTTTCTCCTGTTAGTTCTTAAATCTAAAGTTGGTGAAAATTTGTGCCCCGACCTTAGCGGAAGTTCGCTTAATTCTTTCATAATCAAATCCGCTGTTCCGTTCCCGCCCAAAGTTTTATACGGCGTGTAAATATTAGCCAGTAAAACTTCATATTCTTCTCGGTTTACCCATCCTTGTGAAATGTAAACGTCACAAATATCATGAAAGACTTTGTGTGTGATACCGAGCAGTAAAATAAGCTCAGCCTCTTTTTCGCTCTGTTTCTGCGAAAAGAACTTCCAAAATCCGGCCGAAGCTCCTACGGTATAGACGCCAGTAAAAATTAAAGCCGCCCATTGATCCCATTCCATTTCAACCTCCAGTAAATGGCGGCTGCTTCGGCCAAAAATCAGAGTTGTTATCTTTAATTGTTTTGTTATAAATATCAAACAAATCTGAGTCGTAAGAAGAACTATTAGGGTCAACTAAATTATCTTCTACATTTGGCTCTGGATTGGAACTATTATAATTTTTAGAACTAATGCCAAGAACAACGCCAGAAAACGTAGCGAAAGCGGCTAAAGTTCCAACTACTTTTTCAGGCGATGGAAGGCCCCATAACTGCCCAATTGTTAAGTAAAATGTACAAAAGGCTGGAAACCAAATTTGAATTGCTTTCTTTGCAAAATCATACTGTTTATTAGATAAGTTAAACATTTTACTCCTAAATCTCGTCCGTCAAAGTTGGATAAGAGCTTTCACCAGTTTCGTCCTCAATTTCAACGTGTTCAATAACTCGCATTCGTGCAGAAGTGTTATAGTCGCCACGAACAGATACAATATCGCCAACATTATAATCTGTTCGATACTTGTAAGTCTGAGACGAAGAACTAATTTTAGCGTTTGTAATTGCCACGTTGCTTTGCTGCGCAAGGGCCTCGTAGCCGCGAATTAAAAGTTTGTTAATTACTGCAGTTAAATCGGCTCCTTGCGGATAGGCACTAAACTGATTGTCAATATCTGATGCATCAACAATCATAGTTCGTCTATCATACCCAGCTTCTGCTGAGTTGATGAACTGGTCAACCCATCGACCAAGAATATAAGCGCAGTTTTTTAATTTTTTATTACTCCAAAGGTAATCGGCAGAATCGATGTCTCCGTATTCATAAGAAAATGCAACCGAAGAGCTTTTGTCTTCCCCATCATGAATAAAAATACTTAACTCATTGTTCCAGTAATTTGGGCGAACTGTTCTAATACCAAGGTTGTCAATTTCCAAAAGAGTAATGACTCCAGAATAGACTTCACCCTTTTTAATTACTCTTTCTTCGTATACTCCGTCTTTTTCAACTCCATTAACAGCTCTTACGTTTAAAAATGAGTCTTTTGGATCCCAAAGAAAATCAGTTCGAATATGATTGTTAATCAGTGTAGTTGCTTGCCACCAACTATAGTTTGCAGCCATCAAATATTCTGGAATTACCATTTCCCGGTCTACCCAGTCCTGGTTTGCGCCAACAATTCGGTTCTCTAAAAAAGTTTCAAAGCTTCTGCCAGTAATTTTGATAGTTGCCTCGGAGCCTTTTTGTTGATTAATTTCATGGTTTTCAACAATCATAACTTCTGTGCTTTCGGCGTGCGAAATTAAAGTACCAATTGGAAGAGTCTTTTGAATATCAGTATCAATTTTTGCAATTAATTCAAACTCACAAAAGTCTCGGTACCTTTCAATCCACATCAAACTGTCCCAGCCGTTTACAAGTTCTCCGCTTAGAATATCCAATTCTACACCGGAGCATTTTGGAAACTTAAACAAGTCCATTTAGATCCCCCAGTAAGTATGTTGGTGCCGAATATAATTCCAGGAAAAATTGTTTGCAGTAATGTAAAACTCGTTTGTGCCTGGAAAAATAATTGGCCAAACTGAATCGGCTTTTAAGCGGTCTAATAAATGAATAGTTTGTCCTTCTCTCTCCATATATAAATGTCTTTTATTGTTCAAACTTGAGAATTTAAGAACATCTAAATTTTGAAAGCCAATAATGCCAAATACATCTCCAGGCATTACTTCAAATTTCCAATCGTAAGCCTCGTCCTGAATCTTAAAAAATGGCGTTGGCCCGCTAAAAACCACCTCAAACTCAAAGCCGTGTGGAGCTGTTGAAACATCGTCAATAATAACAGGCGTGTTTGGTGAAGCAAAATCTGTTTGCGCATAAGTAAAGTTTGGAGAGGTCAGCATTGGGTCAATGCACTCCATTGTAAGTTGAACTTCTGGAGTGTCGGAAAAATGATTTGCTTCTAATTTAGTAACCAAACCCTTAAGCGAGGCAACAACTGAGTTTCCATCTTTAAACTGAACATCAATTGCTCCAGTTCTAGACGAAGAAATACCACGATACAGCTTATCTCTCAAAGTTGTAATCGTTTCTCCTGCGGAGTATTTTGGGTTCAGGGAGATTCTAATAACAAGCTCTCTTTTATCCGCACTCATTGCGTAAAACTTGTTATTAGAAGAGCTCCCCAACCCATAAAATTTTGCCGTAATATCACCGCTGTCAATGCCTGCCAAAGCTTTTGCTACATAAGAATTAGTTGAGGTTGGATCCCTAAAGCTAAGATTAATTAAATGATTATCACAAGAACAATACAAGTCAATGTTTGTTACTTTCATGGAATGCTCAACTCCTCTTTAGCTAAAGTAATCTGGCTCCTGGTGTTACGGTAAATATCGCTAGTAGACAAAGCCGTCGGTGAGTAAATGTTCTGCTCAAACGTAATTTCAGTTGGGCCAGAATTAGCCGCAACTTCAGTCGCAGAGCTAGGGGCAACGTCTGTTGTCTTAGCAATATACCGGGCGTTTCCGTAAGAAAGCGAGGCCGTCATAGTGTTTGACCCCAACATACTACTTAAATAACTAGCATCTTTTTGCACGTTAGAAAGATCTAAGACTGGAGTCACCCTCGGGTTGAACTCATCAATTGACTCAAGGCCATAAACAAAGCTACTTAAAACGTTTGAAAATGCATTAACAGATGATTCAGCAAGTTTTTCAGAAGCGTTTTCGACCATTGTCGTTTTGCTAAGACCAATAACCAGCCCATCACCAACATCTTTACCAATTTTAATAAAAACTTTAGACGGAGAATTACTATCAAATACGCCTGTAACAATACCAATGGCGCCTTGGGCAAGACTTCTCGCCTGGTCAAATACTTCTTTGGCTCTACTAGCCAAACCACCGGTCATACCGTCAATAATTGCCCCGGCTAGACGACGGCCTTCTGTTCGGATTTCTGGAGAATATTTTTCAACAGCAGTTCTTAAACCACTAAGCAATTTAAGAAGCATTGCCCCGGCTTTGTCCGCAAAGTCAATAGCATCATCAACTAAACCGTCCAAGAAATCAACTGCAGCGTCTTTACCGGCGGTTGCCAAATCACCAGCTTTTTGACCAATTTCATAAATTAGATTCTCAATTAAATCTGCAACAGCTGTAATTACTTTGTCCAGATTACCGCTAATAGACCCTAAGAAACTAACTAAAGCGTCAGTTCCAGCACCGGCAATTCGTTCCGCGTTGTTACCCGCCTGAGTAATAAACTCAGTAATCATATCAGTAACGGCGCTTGCAATATTGATAAAGCCATTTCGGATGCCATTGATCAGCTGAACAATTAAATTAAACCCAGCATCAATAATCGGCTGAATATTAAGGGCAATCCCATTGATAAACGTAACAATAAAGTTTGTTCCGGCTTCAAGGAGGAGCGGGATCCCATTTGTCAAACCGTTAATAAAGTTTGTAAGGATGCTCAATGCCAGAGTGGTGATCATCTCAATGTTATCGTTAATACCGTTCAAGAAAGAAGTAAGTAATTCGATCCCAATTTGAATCATAATTGGAACTTTTTCCCGAAGCAGCTTAAACCCAATGTCCATGATCGCGCCAATTGCTTCGCCAATCTTTGGCGAAAGCTCAATGATCTTGTCAAGGATGAGCAGCAGAACGTCTCCGAACCCATTTACTAAATCTGGAGCGTTGTCTAGAAGAACTTTTATGAGCTCAATGAATCCCTCGGCAAGTTTTCGAATAAACCTAGGAACTGCTTGCGCAACCGTGTCCAGAACATCTCCAAATGTGTTTAGAGCATCTGGACCCACACGGGCAAAGATTTCTAGAGACTCAGCAAAGAGTTTTGCGCCTACCCCAAACAAAGCAAACGCAGCGCCAACAAGAATCAAAGCCGCCCCAAGGCCGATTAGCGCAGCAAGAAGAGGCGGGAAAGCTGCAATTGCCGCGGCGGCAAGGCCAAGCACTAAAAGAACACCGGCAATACCAAGAAGGCCCTTGCCAATCTCGCCAAGGCTTAACTGCCCAACCGTGCTTAGCACTTGAGCCAACACGTAAAGAGCGGCAGACATAATAAGAATAGAGGCCGCCCCTGGGAGAGCATTTTGCATTGAGTTTGCCGCAATAACAAGAATGGCCAGTACTGCCGCCATTCCGGCAATACCCTTGATCAACTCCCCAAGTTCTAGCGAGCCAAGACTCTTTACTGCTTGCGCCATGACGTACATAGCTCCAGCAATGACCAACAAACCAAACGCCGTTGGAACAAGATTGTCGGGCAACAAAAGTGTAGCCTGAATAATCAAGAATAGAGCCGCGCCAAGGCCAACCAAACCTTTAACCATGTCGCTCCATGGCATATCAGCAAACTTTTGAACGGCTTTCTGCACCCCAAGCAAACCAATACCAAGAAGCACAAAGTTGACACCAAGTTTGGTAATGTTCTTATTGTCCAAAGCCTTCATTGCTAGAACGAATCCAGCAAGAATAACGCCAACTGCAAGAAGCCCTTGGCCAAGTTGTTTAAGATCCATGGACCCAAAAGCTTTAATTGGAAAGCTCAGCAGGAGCATTGAGACCGCAAGGACGCCAAGAGAAAATGCAAGTTTTACAATTCCGTCTGTATTTCCATCTAAATATTTGGCTGCAAGAACTAAACCGCCTAGACCGGCTGCAATTCCCGCCAGTCCAGTAACTAATTCTGCAGGATCTAACCTACTTAAAATAACAATAGAAACAGTAAGCGCGAGCATTGCGATACCAAGAAGAGTCATGCTACTAGCTAAAGCCATTAATTTAACAGGATTCATTTCAATTTTAGAAAGTAATGTCAGCGCGGCCACCATAGACCCAATTCCACCAGCTACGGCGCCAAGACTTGTTGCAATTTTAGTTGGCTCAATAAATGACAAAGCAATAATCGAAGCTGTAAGAACTGCCATAGCAATCGCAATCCTTAACAAAGCGTCAGCTTTTATTTGCAGCTGAAATGCTTGAAGGGTGTTTCCGACCTCATCAATTGCCCCAGAAAAAGATTCTAAAAGATCTGAAAGCCCAGCAAATTTAATACCCTCGGTAACAAACTTTCTAATATAGAAAACAAGGCCACCAAACAAACCAACCGCAACGCCGGCCAAAGCTGGCTTAAAAACATC